TCCACGAGACCAGTGGTAGGAACTACGATTAATACTTTATTGTCTCGATTTTGTAAATACCAGCGCATCAATAAATATATTATAAACGATTTGCCCGATCCTGTAGGCGAAACTAACACAGATCTTTTATTTTGTATAGCGTGCGTTACAGCATCATACTGATAGTCTCTAGGTAAAAACGGCAACCCGAGTTTTGACATCCATGTAAGAAAGTTTAGGTGATTTAATTCTACTCGATTACCAATTAAACCGTATACCGTTTCCTTTAGTGAAATACCATATCCGCGTTCCGCGGCAAATTTCTTAATTTTCCAATATAGACCAGCGTTTATTTCTCCATTAGTTTTATTAAACATTCTAATCTTGCCATCCCAAACCTTGCGTCTGTATGCAGGCATAAATTTATAACCAGGAACGTAGAAACAAAAATAATCTGACAACTCACCAGCAACGCTACCAGAACAATTGACTTCTAGCATCGCATAGTTTTTTAATCTCAGTTGTATGATTTCTCTCATCAAAAACCTGCTTCAAACTTCTTATATTCTATTATGTTTTTAATTGTTTGGTGGCGCCATTTTAAATTTTCAATAATCTCTTTCAAAGTATAAACCACTGATTTTGCATATTCGATCTTTGCTTCGCTGTCTTGCATCTCAGGATCTGCTTCTACGTAATGTTCCATCTCACCTTTTAATATTTTTAAACCATTAAAAGGATCGGGATTCCACCCTAAATCTTCAACCTCTTCTCGTGAGAGTTTACCATTATACCACAACCATTTTTGTTTCATCAAATTCTTTTGTTGAAACTCCAATTTTTTTAATCGCAGTTTAGCATTGGATAACATCGACAAATATTTTGCGTGCAGTTCGGGTGTTACACGAGACGATTCGTCGATAGACGTAGGGTCAATACGGCAGTCAGACTGCCACTCTTTGAGGATACTTTCTAAATTCATAATATAATTATACTATATTACTAACCAATTGTAAAATAGTCAAACCTAAAAGTTACTGGAAAAGTGATATAATCGCCAGCGGAAGTTGCATTAAATTCAACGTTGCCTAAAGAAATAGGGAACGCATTAAGATATTTGATTGATTTATTGATATTATTTTGACTAGTCAAAACGTCAACTACGATATCGTTGTATGATGTTATAGGAGAGTTGTCGGTAACAGGTCGTCCTATTGTGGTGTTTTTATTATACCTTTTAGAACCCATATTATGTTCTTCTTCTACCATCCTTTCTAACCAGTTATAAATCTCAATGTAATTTTGCATATCTTCGTTCATTAAAAAATCTATGGTTAATGCACCATAATCTAATTTGTCCGGAAGCATTGGAATGTTAAGTCTTTTATAAGGTGCCTCCGCTACCTGAGCGTCGACATTAGGATGTGAAATAGATTGCGCAAAATACTGCGCCGCCGCATAGTTTTCACGAGAGATAGTTACTTTAAAACCATTCGGTTGTAAATAATTTATGTTGTCTATTTGTTCTGCCATACTCTTATTTATAAAGAAAAAAAGGGCACCCGAAGGTGCCCTAAAACATATTATTGTTTTTATTCTATATCTTATAAACCGTCGTCGAGAATTCCGTCAACAGCGAAGATACGGTAGTACTGGTTAGTACGATTTGCAGCCAAACCATTAGCAGCTTGAACACCTACGAAAGGATTGCTCGCCATGCCGTAACGAGTCTTGAACCCGATACGTGGTTGGAAGTCATTCTCGCCAACCGCACGTACCATCTGGAGAGGCACGTATGGGCAGTAGAACACACCAGCGTCATAAGGATTCGTACCCTTATAACCTACAGTTACGTAATCACGAACCGCATATGGGTCGATGTATACGCGAGTACGACCGTTCAATACACCCGCGAAGGTGTTGCCCGTGTCGTCGACTTGCAAGCTTGCAGCAAGAGCAGGAGTGTAATCGAGCATACCAGCAGCGTTAAGAGCAGTAGCAACATCTGAAGAACAGATTACAATGTTACCCTTACCGCGACGAGTTTCTTTAGCAATAACATTTTGCTCACGCTCGATTTGTACCATCAAACCTTTGAACTTTTCAACCGACCAACGACCATCAGCATCAGTTGACAAGTCAAAGATACCTTTGGTAGCAACGTTACCTTGAAGGGCACCGATTTTTGCTTGCGCATTGATAGTACGAATTACTTCACGGTTAATTTCCGCAAGGATTTCTGTTGACAGAATATTTGCCAACTCAGTTTCAGCGTCAAGACCATGAATCGCTTTCAAGTCTTGTGCCAATTCTAAGGTGTATTCTGCTTTGAGAGCGCGCGAACGTGCAGTAACCGTTGCCTTCTCAATGGTGAAACCCATTTCTGCGAAGTCAGGGTTATTGCCACCAGTGCCTAATGATTCCGCGTCTTGCGTAGTCATACCAGCAGAAGCGGTATTGCCAGAAAGACCGCCAGGAATGTGCAGACCTTGTGAATCAACAATCGTGTTATCGCTATTGCCGTCCAAAGTACCAGCAAGACCAGAAGGTCCACGGTTACTAGCAGCATTAAGCGAATCCATGCTTAATGAAGAGTCACCAGAATAAGGTACATGAGGTTCAACGAACAATGCTTCTGTGCCAGCAGTTGCACCGCCACGAGTCGTCTTATGAACTGACCTCATAGCGAAGATCAGACCAGTAGGACCAGTCATAGGTTGAACGCCACATACGTCGTATGCCATGAGGTTAGGCATAGCACGACGAACGAGAGCGATAAGAACGGGGTCCCAACCAGCGCCAGCAGAACCAACGCCGCCAGTTACAGAGTTAGCACCAGCAGCGGTGTTTGCAAAAGCATTACCGACTGCGACTTCGTTAATTGAGTGCTCTTCAGCGAAAGCGCGCTCTTGGTTTTCGAGAACAGCTGCGGTTACTGCGCGACGATGAGAATCCTGGATACTACCAGCAGTCTCTTCGTTAAGCACAGGTGCCCACTTCTCGACTAATTTATCGTAAGAAATTTGCATTAGATACTCCTAATTTTTGTGTGTTTTTCTAATAGTTGCTAGATACTGATCCATCAAAGAAGAACTTTGAATATTTTGATCAACATCTAAATCTTCAGAAATTTCTTCTTGATCAGAAGACACTTCATCGTTTTTAAAGTAAGACTCTTTAACAGTCGTTACTTTATGAGTAAAAGACTCTTCGTCTTCAAAATCAAGAGAAGAAACTAAAGACATTAATTTTTCTACTTGAGTGTCAGCAAGATCGCGTGAATGCTCGCGAACGATCGCTTCGCGCTGATATGCTTCCAACTTCTGAGTCATTTCGATTACTGCACCAGTTTGTTGGTTGAGTTTTTCTTCCAACTCTTCAACCGATACAGAGAGTTCGTCAACTAGGTCAACTTTGGATTCAGGAACATCGATATAGGATTCGACGAACAGGTCTTTCAACGAGTTCATAAAACCTTCAGCGATTTCAGTGCGGAGACCAGTCTCCACAGCGAGTTTGTTCTCTTCCATCCAAGTTTCAACTACATAGTTGAGGTAGTTATCAACTTTCTCAACGAGATCTTCTGACTGTGCAGAAATTTCTTCGTCAAGTTTTTGTTGATATTCATCTTCCAAACGGGAGACTTCCTCGGTAATTTTGGATTTAACAGCTGTCTCAAAAATGATTGCAGTTTTTGCTTTAAATTCATCAGAAAGAGTTGCTTCTGATTCTACCAATGCTTTAAGGTCTGCATCAAAATCGTAAGAAGTTTCTTCGATTTCTTCAAGATCTTCTAAATCTACATCTTCGTAATACGAAGAATACATTTTAGTGAGATCAGCAGTTTTCATTCCATTCATTTTAGTGAACATAGCATTGATAATACCTGCTTTCGTCTTAGGTGACGGCTTACCAGATGGTTCGTCTTTAGCAGACAACTTGTCGCCCTTACGAGCGGATGCTTGCTTCTTTACGCCATCCTCAGCTTTGTCTACGGACTTAACTGAGTCAGCCTCAGTCCCGACAGGCATTTGTTGAGCTTTATCTTCCTCTAATGATTCGTCATCAATAGGAAGTTCAACGTTTATATCTTTCGACATTTTGTATTACTCCTTTAGTTTGATTTGAGTAACGAGAGGAAATTTTTAAACTCACGAACCTGCGTCTCGTAGAGATGCTTTCGCGGAGCAGTTTTAATTTCAGTCTCCATTTTTTCAATTACTTGAGGGGAAATGACGCCATTATCCCAAATCCATTCAACACCTTCCAAAATTCCATTAACGAAAGCTGCTGGTGCTGATGGATCTTGTACGATATCTACCGTGTTGAGGATGAAATCATCCTTCACGTACATCGCGCCGCCACGATTCTCAAGACTACCCATACCACGAGTTGAAACACCTAGTTTGACTCCGCCTTCAAGAAGACCTTTAACAATCTTACCATTTGGAGTATCAAGAATAGATGCTTTTCCGACCACATCATTGCCTTCCCATTGAAGATCAGTGATGAGGTGTGAAACTTTATCTAAGTTTACAGTAGGACCGTCGGGATGATTTAACTCACCGACCGATCTTTTCTGTGCTACTTGTTCTTTGACATATTTACCTACTGCTTTTTCCATAATAGGTCTAGGGTAAATACGACCATTTCTATTTTTTTGTTCTGCTTGCGCAAATACGCCTTCAATCGTATAAGATTTTTCGCCGTTTTCTTTTTTCTCAACGATAACATCAATATCTTGTTCTACATATTCTGCTATAAGTTTCATTAAAATTCCTTAGCAAATTGAGATGCCGATTTTTCTGCATCCCTTTTAGTTTTATATGTATCGAGCTTGTCCCCATCTACATATACTGTAAACCCTTTGTTATCGTTATAAACAGAAATCATGTGCTTGTTTATCCGTTTAGACATAATTTTATTTCCATCGGGAACCGTTTTAATTTTTCTTAATTCTAAAAAAGTTTTCATATTTTAGTTAAATCTATATGTCTAATGAAAGGTTCTGTTTTTTTTTCTAACAATATACTATTAATATAGTTATCAGTGTCACGATCAAATTTAAAATGATTTAATTTTTCATTAAACCAAATCAATTCATTTGATATTGGTTTTAAAGATTTTAAAAATTTATAAACAGACATAACCTGATTTTCTATTCCCCAAAAAGCTGTAAAACGAACTAAAAGTATACAGTCTATATCTTTGTTTAGGTTACTATGAGTTACTCTTCCAGTATTTTTATTAGCAAAAAAAACTCTTCCGGCATTACACGGATTAAATATATTCCTCATTTGCCATTCGGTCATATCTTCAACTTCTAAAAATCGGCGAATAGGTTCATATACTATATCTGCAAAATTCCAATCACAACCTATTATATTTTCAGATAAATTTTGATCTTTAAATATTTTTTCTAAGAACCCTCCGCCGCATCCTATGTTAAGATAAGTTTTTTCTTTATTTAAATAATTGTTTAAAATGTCATTACTATAATTTAAATGTGACCTTACATTATTAGGATTAAAGTATTGGAAAATATTACCGTAATACTGAAAATTTTTAACGTTATAATCATTAGTAAGTAAATCTAAAATATATGCTGTATATTTTGTAGACAAGTCATTTAAATACTTTTCCGTTCCTCTATCGTGATTTACATGCGAAAAATTTGATGATAGAACATTCATAAGTTATAGATTATTTATAATAAAGTTATTTTTTATCTCATTCTTCGTCTTCTTCTTCTGCATCATCATCA